GATTTACAAATATATCACGATGGCTCAAATTCTTTTATAAGGGATTTAGGTACAGGAAATTTATTAATTGATTCTAATGGTGCAGAATTAAAATTACGAGTTAATACTACTGAAAACGCATTAATTGCTAATAGTGATGGCTCTGTAGAATTATATTACAATAACATTAAAAGATTTGAAACTACAAGCAATGGAATTGAAGTAACTGGAAAAACAAATACAGATACTTTATTAATTGGAAGCAGTATAGAAGTAGATGCTATATTAGATGAAGACAACATGGCTAGTAATAGCGCTACGTCATTAGCAACTCAACAATCTATAAAAGCTTATGTAGACGCTATTTCAGTACCTACAGTAAATAATTCCACTATTAGTTTAAGCGCAACAAACGGTTTAGTAGGTAGTTCTTCATTTACATTAAATCAAGCAAGTAATCAAACAATTACCTTTAGTTTATCTATAAATTCTCTTAGTACTTCAACAACAGCTGGAGATGCAGACTTTTTTATAGTAGGTACACAAATGGGCGCTGAATATAAAATGGCGCCTGCAAATATTGCTCTATCTCACTTTAACAATGATTCAGGTTGGACTACTAATGCTGGTACTGTTACAAGTGTTTCAGTAGGTACTGGTTTAGATATATCTAATTCTACAACTACGCCTAGTATTACAATGGATTTAACAGAACTTACATTAGGTAGTGGTTTAGACGCAACAACAACTGGTCTTAGTTTAGATTTTAGTGAGTTTGTATCAGCAAACTCAGATGAGGTTACAAGTTTTATAGTTTATAACTCTGGAGATGATCAAGCAGAAAGATTACTTTTAGCAAACGTACATGATATAGAAGCTTATTGGAAATATACACCAGTTGTATTTAATGGTGCTTTTAATGATAGTTCTAGTAGTACAAGTACTTTTTATATTCCAATTGCTGGTTCTTATAGTGAGGGAACTTCATCACAAGAATATCAATTTGCAGCAATGCCTTTTGCAGGAAGAATAAGAACACTGATGATGCAAAATACAGGAACAACTCCAACTACTACTAATTCAACAAGAATGAAAATATATAAAAATGGATCACTAGCTTACACTACTAGTTACCAAGTTCCTACAAATAGTGGTAGTGTGGGCGCGTATATTTTATTCGATAATAATACAGCGTATACATTTTCAGCTGGAGATAGAATACAATTTGCATATAACAAACAATTTACAGGAGATTATTGGAGAGATGTCGCGTTTACAGCGGTTGTAGAATTCCAGGAAATGTAAAATTGGTGAAAAACCAGTGATAATAAAAACATACCCGGCTCGGGAAGAGCAATAAACCAATGTCTAACTTAAAACCAAAACCAATGACATTTTATTACCAGACTCAATCGTGGACTAGTCGACCACAAATTTCAGAAGAAACCCTTAACCTTTGGAAACATCTCGCAGAAAAGAAAAACTGGAGAATAACCCAATTACCTAACGGTTTTTATCAAACTGAATACCAAGATCCAAATGAAGATACTTGGAACGACGTTACAAGACGTGAAACTATTGAAGGAGCAGAGAGCGCTATTGATGGATCAGTAGAGCATTATGCTAAAAAAATAGAATTCTTAAAAGGTCCTAAAGTCGTGAAAACTTTTAAATAAACATTTAAATTAAATTAAATTATGTCTAATGCAATCGTAAAAAACCTTAACTTCGGAGACGAAGCTAGGGAAAATGTATTTAAAGGTATAACTAAACTTACACAAGCTGTTAGCTCCACTTTAGGAGCTAGCGGTAAGTGTGTAATGCTAGAAGATTCAACAGGTAAACCTATTATAACTAAAGATGGTGTTACTGTAGCTGATTCAATTATACTTAGAGATCCAGTAGAAAACATGGGCGCTACTTTATTAAAAGAAGCAGCTCGTAAAACAGTTAAAGAAGCAGGTGATGGAACTACCACCGCTACATTATTAGCTTATGCTATTTTGCAAGAAGCTTATAAAGTTGCTGATAAAAATAATTCCAGACAACTTAAAAATGGAATTAACAGTGCTGTTGAAAAAGTAGTTAAATATTTAGAATCTATTAGTGTTCCAGTTAAAGGAAACATGATAGATCAAATAGCTACTATATCAACAAATAATGATAAAAAATTAGGAGAAATTATTGCTAATGCTTTTAGATCAGTAGATAACACAGGTGTTGTTATGATGGAGGTTTCAGCTTCAGGTAAAACAGAAGTTGAAATTGTTGAAGGAGTTCAATATGATAAAGGATTAACAAATTCTCATTTTATAACCAACAAGCAGAATAAAACTGCTGAATTAGAAAACCCATTAGTATTATTGGTTGAATCACCTATTGAAACAATAAGACAAATTCAATCAGTGCTAGAGTACGTAATAAAAAACAACAAACCTTTGCTTATTATAGGCGATTTAGAACAAGGTGTTTTATCAGCTCTAGCAATGAATAAAATGAAGGGTAATATAAAGATAAATGTTATTGATGCTCCAACATATGGTATTAATAAAAAACAAACACTAGATGATTTATCTTTATTAACAGGCGCTACTATTGTAAATGAGGATCTAGGTGATGACATGGATTTGATACAAGTAGAATATTTAGGCTCATGTTTAAAGAGTGTTACATCGCACTCTGAAACTATTATTCAAGTAAAAGAGACTTCAAAAGAAGTAGAAGAAGTAATAAATAGTATAAAAGAAAAATTAAAACAAGATAACCCTTCTCACGAGGTTATAAAATTAGAGAAGAGATTAGCTATGTTAGCCGCTAAAATAGCTGTAGTAAAAGTAGGTGCTAATTCTGATATAGAATTAAAAGAAAAACAAGATAGAGTAGAAGATGCTATATGTGCTACTAAAGCTGCTATAAAAGAAGGAATTGTTCCAGGAGGAGGAGTTGCGTTATTAAACGCTGCTTTAAAAATGGAAGAAGAAAATGAAGGGGAAAAAGTTTTAGGTAAAGCTATAATATCACCTTATAAAACAATTTTACAAAATGCAGGTATTGAATCAATTACTATACCTGCTAAAAATGGGGACGGAATTAATGTAGTTACAGGAAATATGGTAGATATGATTGAAGCTGGAATTATAGATCCATTGTTAGTTACAAAAAGTGCATTAAAAAATGCAGCAAGTGTAGCAACCACTATATTGTCAACAGATTGTGTAATTAATAATTTAAGAATCGATGAAGGCAGTAGGTAGAAATTTAATCATACAAAAAACAAAAGAAGGAACCACCAAAACAAAAGGTGGTTTACTTCTTGCAGAAACTCATAGGGATGATATTAGATACGTAGAAGCTATTGTTGTATCTGTGGGTGAAGAAATTAAAGGAGTAAACGAAAATTCAAAAATATTTTTTGATAGACACGCTGGTCATAAGATAGAAATAGAAAAACAAACTTATCACGTTATAAAAGCTCAGGATGTAGTTGTGGTGTTATGAAAATAAATGCTAGTGATCTTAAAGATTTAAATATTCTTAAACATTATAGAATAATTAGAAAATGGGCTTGCAAAAATAATGATTTAACTGATGCTGATTTAGAGGTTTTAATATATCTAGATTGTATGGACCTTTTTAGTAAACATGATTTTGAACAAGGTGTTTATTCTTATAGTTGGGATAATAGAAGATGGAATAGATTAATTCAAAATGGTTGGATAGTTGTATGGAGACATAGAAATAGAACAACTCAAAAATATAATATCTATAAAGTTTCTTTTAAATGCAAACAACTTATCATGAGAATGTATAGAATCATGTTAGGAGAAGATGATATACCAACTAGTGCAAGAAGAAATAAATTAATAAAAGGTAATAGCTACACAGATAAAGTACTTACAAAAGCTATATACAATGTAAATAAAGATAAAACAAGATGAAAAAAAGTCCATTAAATTTTGGTTTTGGTGCTCTATTAGGAGGTGGTAGTATTAGAGGAATTGCCGACATGTTAAGATCAAGAAGAAGTAAAAATAGAGTAGGTGGTAGTCAAAATGCTATCATGACTAAATTAAATGAAATTAGTACTAAATTAGATGGTGGAACACCACCAGCTCCTTCAGCTCCACAAGGTCAAACTGCTGGAACAACTGGTTTAGTTAATAGCGCTGCTGATGTAAGTGAAACAATGATAGATCCTACTGAAGTAAACGAAAGCATGATGGGTGAAAATGATGTTGTTAAAGACCAAACTGCATTAATGATGAAAAAAAACAATAAAAAAAAGAAATAATTATGTCACATCACAAAAAATATGATCCTTCAATGGAAAGATTAAAACCAGGAACTAAAGTTGGTATAGTAGGTGAATCTCACGTTTGGGATGGACCTTTAAATCAAGAAGGTAGAGCGCACGGTATGGGTTCAAGTTCTGGTATAACAGGAATGGAAGTTTTAAAAGCACCTACAATGTATAAAGCAGGTCCAATAAGTCAAATAGCTAAGGGAAAATAATATGTATACACAATATAGCAGTCCGTTTTTTAAAGAAGGATTTCCAGAAATAAAAGAAGAAAATAAAGGTAAGTTTACAGCTTGGGCTAAAAAGAACGGCTTTAAAGATGCATGTTCTGCAGCTTCAGCAGTAATGTCAAGTAAAGATAATTATAGCGAAGAAGTTGTTAAAATGGCTAATTACGCTAATAACTTTGGTTGTAAAAAATAAGATATGTCAAATCACAAAAATATAAAACTTAAAAAATCACCAGAACTTAACCAACAAACTAAAGATAGTTTACAAGGTGAGGCTTGGAAATACGGTAAAGCTTTTTATAGCCCTAAACATAAGGTGAATGTAGATCCAGAAGATGGAGTATTATCAAACAGAGTGTTTTACAAAGATGGTTCTGAGTTAAAATATGAATCTATCGATAAACCTTTTGACGAAAACAATTCAGCTCCTACTAATTTTTCTACTCCTTTTATGGCTAAAAGCCCATTAAAAGATACATCTATATTACAAGAAGATCAAAAAGATCAAGGAACTCCTTGGTCTAAATATAATAGTGATGATATAGCTGCTAACAAAGGATCAGGTAAACCTCTTCCAAAACAACATTTTAAAGGTCAAAGAGTTTATCCAAACGAAAACGACGCTTGGCAAACAGATGAGCAGGCTCAAGCAACAGAAGATTTAGAAAATACAGATAATTAAGATATGAAAAGTAATTCACCATTTCAACAAAATAGCTGTGCTAAAGCTAGAAAAGAGTTTAAAGCTGGTTACATGAATAGAACTAATAAAACTCCAGAAGAAAATTTAGCAGAATATAATGCAGAAAAAAATGAGTTTCATTGTAACAAAGACACTAACTTTAAAATGAAGCTTAGACCTTCAGGTGATGATGACATTCCTCATACTGATAAACAAATTAGAAAAGCTAAAAAAGAAAAAAAGAAAGAATCATGAGTTCACCATTCCAAAAAGCATTTAGTTCTAAAAGCCCTTTAAAAAACGGAGAAAAAACTTTATACTCTGAAGCTGATTGGCATAAAGTTGCTTCAGTTAATGATAAATACGCTGTAGATTTAGGTACAGTAAAAAGTTCTAAACCTAAAAAATCAGAACTTGGAGGTTGGGATAGTAAAGAAAAATCATTTTCATTTAAATTAAATGAGAGTGATAAAAATTTAATAAATTCTTTTAAAGAAGCAGGTAAGATGGCACAATCAGGTGGTCCTTACACAAAAAGTTAAAATATAAATATAAAAAATAATAAAATGAGTTCACCATTTCAAAAAGCCTTTTCGGCTAAGTCACCTCTTGGGAATCACAAAAAGATCCAAAGACAAATAGATATGTTAAGAAACAAACCTGAAAAAGCTGAGAAAAAAGGATTAAGCTCTGAAAGCGGTGGTGGTATTGATTATGAAACTATTGAAAAATTACAATCTCAATTACCAGAAGCAAAAGCATCTCACAACCCACCTAGAACGGAAGAAAGTGATGCTAAAATTAGAGAAGATGAAGATGCTGCTCAAGGATCTGCTGCTGAAATGCGCAGTCCTTTAAAAAAAAACTCTCCACTAGAAGGTAGTTATTATAGTCCAGCCGGTGAAACATATGTTTCTCACGTGGGTATGATTCAAAATGCGGTTGGAGCTGTGCAAAAAGCTTTGGATTCTTATATGACTGAAAGTGATGAGAATAAAGCTAAAAGATTACAAGCAAGAGTGGATAGTAGAATTAAAAGATTTGATCACGAAACTGATGACGAAGGTAATGTTATGGGCACAGATACAAGTTTTATAAATGAAAAAACTCAAGAATTACAAGATAGAGCTACACAACATTTAGATAACGCGGAAACTAGTAAAAGTAACGCTCAGTTAAAAAAATTAAAAGCTGCATTAACTGCAGGAACAATAACACAAGCACAATACAACGAATTAATAAAATAAACAATGGGACATAAAGGACACTGGGGCGAATATACTGGTAACGCAAAATGGTCAAAAGATCACGCTCATACAAAAGTTACTAAAGGTAATTACAAAGCTTCAGAAAGAGATGACGCTGCACATATAGATTATCTTAAAAGAGATATTAAAGATGATCAAAAATTTCATGTGAAAGACAAAGATGAGAAGCAAACTGCTGATGAAAAGCATATATCTAAATTAGCAGGTGATATGAAGTATGATAAAGAACATCATGGTTCACCAGCTGCTTACGGAGATGGACTTAAAAAACGTATTGCTAGAAAACAAGAACAAGTTGATGCTGCAAAAGCTTCTTTTGGAACTGACAATGTTGATAGAAGTTTTGATAGAAAATTAAAATCTCTAGAAAGAAAATTAAAAAGAGCAGATAAACGTGGAATAAATATAGAAAGCTATGATACTAGAGACGCTTCAGGTGTAGGAATTACCAAATCACCAGTTAAACACAACTCAGCTTCTGGTAGAAGTCATATACATAGTAAATATCACACTTCTTATGAAGGAGATGCTACTTTTCCTAAAGATAAAAAGAAAGGTGGACCAGTTGTAAAAGGAGATCACGGACCAAGTAGATTTAAAAAACAAAAACAAGAAGCAGAAGCTAATAAAGAAAATAAAGAAAAATAACTAAAATAACTAAGCAATGAACTCACCATTAAAAAATCAAAATAAGGGATACGAATCCCCAAAACAAGAAAAAGCAAACTTGATGCATGATAATCCAATAGCAAAAGACGCTAGTGGAGGAAGAGATAAATCTTTTATGTCTAAGCATTCAAAATCAAGAATGTAACAGTACGAGAACTGTTTAAAACTCGAGTCAAACAATAACAATAACAATAACAAAAACAAAACAAAATGGCAAAATTTGTAAAATTTAAAATTTCTAACGGTACTACTTTAGCTGCTGGTGGAAACTACGCAAGAGACGTACTCGTTAATATTGACGATATTGAAAACGTAGCTGATGCTGTAAATGGTGGTGTTTATACTGCAATTGTAACACTAAAAGGTATTGTAGGATTAGAAGCTGGTCATGCTAATGGCGCTACTGTTCCTGCTGGTACTATTGGTGGTAGAATACTTACTTTAACTGTATCTACTTCTGCTACTGCTGCTGTAAATCCAACAGCTATTACAGTTAGTGGAAACATGCCTTCGCAAGCAATTATGAGAGCTATGACTGCAAACCCAGGTGGTGTTGCTGCAAGTGCTCAACTAGGCTTAGATGGTGGTGGTGTAAGACCAGCTGATGACCAAATGTATTGGTCAAGTGCGGTATTCAGTTCTGATAACACTTTATAAACTAAATTATGAAATCTAGAGGCTTAGGTGACAACATAGAGAAGTTTACAAAAGCTTCAGGTATCAAAAAGTTAGTTGATAATGTATCAAAAGGTTTAAACATTCCCTGCGGCTGTTCAGGTCGTAGGGATGCTTTAAACAAAATGTTTCCTTCAAAAAAATAATTATGGCTTTTAAACTAAACAATCCTCCGTATACTAAAAAAACTCCGGTATATCATGTACCTATGGAAGATGGTGTAATGGGTAAAGCTAATAATAATGGAACTATTATTATAAATAAAGATGTAGATCCTGAGCAAGCAGAAAAAGTAGTAGCTCATGAAGAGGTTCACATTGATCAAATGAAAAGAGGTGATTTAAATTATGATGATGAAAACGTGTACTGGAAAGGAAAGACATATCCAAGAAGCGAAATGAATGAAGGTGATTCTGCTTTACCTTGGGAAGATGAAGCATATAAAAAAGTAGTATGAGTAAAAAGAAATTCAAAGACACAACCGTTGGACAATTATTGTTTGGAGCAGCTTCTGTAATAAATCCTACTTTAGGAAATATATTACAAGGCGTAACTTCACCAAAAGAGGCTATTGAAGCTATTACTAAAGCCGATGCTCCTGCAGAGGATAAGGTAAAACTACAACAAATAATATACGAACAACAAACAAAAGAAATAGAAGCTATCACATCTAGATGGAAAGCGGATTCTATGTCTGATTCATGGCTAAGTAAAAATGTACGTCCACTAGTATTAGTGTGGTGTATAGTTATATTTTCAATGGCAGGAATTTTAGACAGTATAGAGACGCTACCATTTCATATAAATGAATTATGGAATGATACTTTCGAGAAAATAATGATGTCAGTCGTCTTAGCCTATTTCGGTGGACGAACGACGGAAAAAGCAAGTAATATATTTAAACAAAAATAAAAATTAAAATGGGATATTTTAGCAAAGCAATAGCTATAACAAAAAGCGATACAATAAATACTCTTCCAGCATGGGAATTTATGAATCAAACTGGAACTCTAGGTACTTACTTAGCAGGTTCTTTAATTTATGTTGGAGGTGCAGGAGATGTTAATGTTATCCCTGCAGGAACAGTAGGTGTACAAAACACAGTAATATCTTTAAGTATGATTAACGATCAAAGAGGTACTAACTATACAGCTGCTAATAACGTTGCCACAACATCAACTGGTAGTGGATCAGGTTTAACAGTTAATACTACCGTTGCTTTTCAATTAGTAACTGCTGTTGCTGTAGGTAATAGTGCTGGTAGTGAATACAAAGTAGGTGATATAATAACAATTACTGGTGGTGACGCTAATGCTAAAGCTACAATAACAGAAATAAAAAGTTTATTACCTGTTGTAGGAGATGGAGTTGAATTTTCTGGATTAGACGCGGGAGATATTGTACCTATATATGTTGATTACGTATTAAGTACAAATACTAGCGCTACATTGTTAGTAGCTGGTAGAGAATCATCTATGTAAATAATTAATATACGGGTGACTATATAAATAAGAATAATAACAAATTAAATTAAATTAAAATTATGAGTAAAGAAATTAAAAAAATTACTGACGAGCAATTAGAAAAAGTAAATAAACAGCAAAATGAACTTAGTGAATTACTAAGATCATTAGGTGTATTAGATGTTCAAAAACAAAATTTACATCAAAAAATTAGTGATCTTTCTAAAGTTATTGAAGAAACTAAAAAAGAATTAGAGGAAGAATATGGTTCTGTTAATATCGATTTAAAAGACGGATCATATACTGACATCGAAAAAGAAGATGCAAAGTAATATTAGAAAAATCAGTATTGGATCTGATTATAAAAATGATGCCATGCATTACGCGATTGGACAACAGGTCTATGGTGGACATGATATAGCTTATATCGTATATGATGAATCCGATAATTCTTATAATATTTATATAAAGAAAAACAATGAGGTGTTGCCTTGGAAGAAGTTTAATTCTAACATGGCAATATCTGTTGAGTATGATTTAGAATACTAATGAAAAGTTTATATGATTTTATTATACAACCTTTAGGTGATAAATATAGTAACACGGTAAAGATTGGAAACAAAAATATTGTTGTTAATACTAAAATTGAAAACTGGAAGTTTGTAAATAGATTAGCAATAGTAAAACAAACTCCTTTAGCTTTTAATACTAAAATAAAAGTAGGAGATATTGTAGTAATTCATCAAAATGTTTTTAGAACCTTTTATGATATGAGAGGTGAAAAAAAGAAAAGTAGATCTTACTTTAAAGATGATTTGTATTTTTGTGCTATTGATCAGGTATATTTATATAAAAATAAAGAAGGTTGGCATAGTTTTGGCGATAGATGTTTTATAAAACCTATTAAAGATACTGATGATCTAACGTTAGATAAAGAGAAAAAGTTAATTGGCATATTAAAATATGGTAATAACTCATTAAACGCACTTAATATTAACCCAGAAGACTTGGTAGGTTATACGCCGAATGGAGAATGGGAGTTTTTAGTAGAAGGAGAGCGTTTATATTGTATGAAATCAAATGATATTGTTATAAAGTATGAGCGTAAAGGAAACGAAAAAGAATATAATCCAAGCTGGGCGAGTAGCAGTTAAAGAATTAATTAAAGTTGCTAAAGAACCCATTATAGATTTTGGACCAGATATTTCCGCAGATAGATTAAAGAATGCTGCAGCTACTAAAAAATTAGCAATATTTGATGCTTTTGAGATTTTGAATAGAATACAAGAAGAGCAAGATATGTTAGAAAATAAACCTAAAGAAGTGAAAAAAGAAACTACTTTTAAAGGTTTTGCAGAAGGGAGATCTAAGTAATGTACGAGCAAACTTTATATAAAGTATTACCTAATTATATTAAACCTAAAACTCTTAAAAAACAAAATAAATTTAAGAAGTGGGAGTATGGATATAATGAAGATCACGATATGGTGATTATATCTAAAACAGGTGAAATAGGTGAGGTATATGAAATTCAAAATTTAAAAATAGCTTTACCTAAAAAAGAAAAGGTTCATAAATTTGAAAATGATAGATGGAGTAAAACTGAATATCCTAAAGCTTTAAGTAAAATTAAAACGGTTTTTGATTGGAAACAATATCCTCAAGACTTTAAAGAAAAGTGGTTTGAATATATTGATGAAGAATTTAAAAAACGTGAAGAAGGTTATTGGTTTTATAACAATGGAAAAGCTACTTATATTACAGGTACTCATTACATGTATCTACAATGGTCTAAAATTGATGTTGGAGCACCAGATTATAGAGAAGCAAATAGATTATTCTTTTTATTTTGGGAAGCTTGTAAAGCTGATATAAGAGCATATGGAATGTGTTATCTTAAGAATAGACGTTCTGGATTTTCTTTTATGGCTTCAGGAGAAGTTGTAAACTTAGCTACAATATCTAGTGATTCAAGATATGGAATACTATCTAAAACAGGTCCTGATGCTAAAAAAATGTTTACCGACAAAGTAGTTCCAATATCAGTTAACTATCCTTTCTTTTTTAAACCGATTCAAGATGGTATGGATCGACCTAAAACAGAATTAGCATATAGAGTACCTGCTTCTAAATTTACTAGAAAAAGTATAGAATCAGGAAGTGAGGATTTAGAGCTACAAGGTCTTGATACAACGATTGACTGGAAAAATACAGGGGACAATAGTTATGATGGTGAAAAACTAAAACTATTAGTACATGATGAATCTGGTAAATGGGAAAGACCAAACAATATTTTAAATAACTGGAGGGTTACAAAAACCACTCTAAGACTTGGTAGTAGGATTATTGGTAAATGTATGATGGGATCAACATCTAACGCATTAGATAAAGGAGGTAGAAATTTTAAAAAACTATATGATGATTCAGATGTTACGAAAAGAAACAGCAATGGACAGACTCGCTCAGGACTATATTCTTTGTTCATTCCTATGGAATGGAATTACGAAGGATACATTGATTCTTACGGGATGCCTGTATTCGACACTCCACAAAGAAAAGTGCATGGACCTCATGGAGTACCAATTAAACTCGGAGTTGTTAAATATTGGGAGAATGAGGTAGAAGGATTAAAAGAAGATCAAGATGGTTTAAATGAATTCTATAGACAATTCCCAAGAACCACTAAGCACGCTTTTAGAGATGAATCTAAATCATCTTTATTTAATCTTACAAAAATATATCAACAGATAGATTTTAATGAAGATTTAAAAAACACATTAGGGGTTTCAAAAGGTAGTTTTCAATGGGAAAATGGTCATAAAGATACAAAAGTTATATTTGTTCCAAACAATCAAGGAAGATTTTTAGTAACGTGGGTTCCACCTACGCATCTTCAAAACAAAAGATATTTAAAAAATGGAGTTAATTATCCTAGTAATGAGCATTGTGGTGCTTTTGGATGTGACCCATATGATATATCTGGAACTGTAGACAAAAGAGGATCTAATGGATCTTTACACGGTTTAACAAAATTTAGCATGGAAGAAGTTCCACCTAATCATTTTTTCTTAGAATATATAGCGCGTCCACAAACTGCTGAAATATTTTTTGAAGATGTACTTATGGCTTGTGTATTTTACGGCATGCCAATATTAGCAGAAAACAATAAACCAAGATTACTTTATTATTTTAAACGTAGAGGTTATAGAGGTTTTGCTATGAACAGACCAGATAAAAAAAGAAATAAATTATCTGTTACAGAAAGAGAAATAGGTGGTATACCTAATTCAAGTGAAGACATTAAACAAGCTCACGCATCTGCTATTGAAACCTACATAGAACATTTTGTAGGTTTAAAAGAAGTAGGTTATGGAGATATGTATTTTCAAAGAACATTAGAAGATTGGTCTAGATTTAATATAAATAATAGAACAACTCATGATGCTTCAATTAGTTCAGGTTTAGCTTTAATGGCTTGTAACAAACACAGGTATTCACCTGTTAACAAGAGAGAATTAAAAGCTGTTGATCTAGGTATAAAAAAATACAACAATAAAGGAACTTTATCAAAAATTATAAATTAATGAATATATATACTAATACCAATAGTGCTTTCCCTAGTCAAGTAGTGAGTGATGCTGAAAAAGCAAGTATTGAATATGGGAGTCAAGTTGCTATGGCCATAGAATATGAATGGTTTAAGACAGGAAGAACTAATGGAAATAGGTATTTAACTAATTGGAATCAATTCCACCAATTAAGATTATATGCTCGTGGAGAACAAAGCATACAAAAATACAAAGATGAATTATCTATTAATGGTGATTTGTCTTATCTTAATTTAGATTGGCAACCAGTTCCTATATTATCTAAATTTGTAGATATAGTTGTAAACGGTATATCAGCTAAAACATATGATATTAAAGCTTATGCTCAAGATCCAGAGTCTATAAAGCAAAGAACTAAGTACGCTGCTAAAATACAAGAGGATATGCTTGCTAGAGAATATCTTAATTCTTTAAAGCAATCTTTAGGTATAAATTTATACCAAAGCTCTTCACCTGAAATACTACCTGAAACTCCTGAAGAACTTGAACTTCACATGCAACTATCTTATAAGCAAAGTATAGAGATAGCTGAAGAAGAAGCTATATCTTCTGTTATGGATCATAACAAATACGATTTAACAAAGCGAAGATTAAACATGGACTTAGCTGTTTGTGGTATTGCAGCTTGTAAAACAAACTTTAATACAGCTGAGGGTATAACAGTAGATTATGTAGATCCAGCTTATATGGTTTATTCATATACTGAAGATCCTAATTTTGAAGATATATATTATGTAGGAGAAATAAAGTCTATTACAATTCCTGAACTTAAAAAAGAATTTCCTGATATATCTAATGAAGAATTAGAAAGAATACAGAAAATGCCTGGAAATAGAAATTATATTACAGGTTGGGGAGGTTATGATGAAAATACTGTTCAAATAATGTATTTTGATTATAAAACATATCATAACCAAGTATTTAAAATAAAACAAACAGATCAAGGTTTAGAAAAAGCCTTAGAAAAAGATGATACTTTTAATCCTCCACAAAATGATGGTTTTGAAAAAGTAAGTAGAAGTATAGAGGTTTTATATAGTGGTGCTAAAGTGCTAGGAACTGATACTATGTTAAAGTGGGAACTTGCTGAAAACATGTCTAGACCTATGTCAGATACTACAAAAGTAGAAATGAATTACGCGATATGCGCGCCACGTATGTATAAAGGTAGAATAGAATCACTTGTAAGTAAGTGTATTGGTTTTGCTGATATGATACAATTAACCCACTTAAAACTACAACAAGTGTTAGCTAAAATGGTACCAGACGGTGTTTATTTAGACATGGACGGTCTTGCTGAAGTTGATTTAGGTAACGGAACTAACTATAATCCAGCAGAAGCATTAAATATGTATTTCCAAACTGGTAGTATTGTTGGTAGATCTCTTACTCAAGATGGTGATATGAATCCTGGAAAAGTTCCTATTCAAGAATTAACAGCTAGTTCTGGCCAAGGTAAGATACAAAGTTTAATTTCTACATATCAATATTATTTACAAATGATAAGAGATGTGACGGGATTAAATGAAGCGAGAGATGGTAGTACACCAGATAAACAAACATTAGTTGGTTTACAAAAAATGGCAGCTAACGCGTCTAACGTAGCTACTAGACACATCAAACAAGCTGGTTTATATATAACATTAAGGATAGCAGAAAATATTGCTTTAAAAATAGCAGACGCATTAGAATTTCCATTAACAGCTGAGTCTTTAGTTAATAATATTTCTAATTACAATGTAAATACTTTGATTGAGGTTCAAAACCTTAATCTTCATGATTTTGGTATATATTTAGAATTAGAACCAGACGAGGAACAGCAAGCTCAATTAGAGCAAAATATTCAAATGGCTTTACAGCAAGGTGGGATTGATTTAGAAGATGCTATAGATTTAAGACAAATAAAAAACCTTAAATTAGCTAATCAGTTATTAAAAGTAAAACGTAAAGCTAAAGGTAAGCAAGATCAAGAAAACTCTATGGCTCAAGCTAGAGCTCAATCTGAAGCTCAAGCTGATGCAGCTGAAAAAATAGGTTTAGCAGAAGTTCAAAAACAAGAAGCTATTTCTGGATCTAAAGTTCAATATGAACAAGCAAGATCTCAGATGGAGATTCAACGTATGCAAACCGCTGCACAATTAGAACAAGAAAAAATGCAGGCTCAATTCCAGTATGATATGCAATTAAAGCAGATGGATATGCAGTCAATGCAAGATAAAGAACAAAGAATAGAAGATCGTAAAGATAAGCGTATAAAAATGGAAGGTACGCAACAAAGTCAGATGATAGATCAAAGAAAAAATGATTTAATGCCAATTGATTTTGAAAAAGAAGGTGCAAATCCACAAGCTGATGGAATGCCGCAAGGACCAACAGCTTAATTATTAATTATTTAATTATATTATATTATGTCAGAATTAAAAACAAATGAACCTGTTAAACAGGAAGGTGACTTTAAAATAAAGTCTAAGCCTAAAAAACCTAAACAATTAGGTAATAGTGAACAGGAAGTAAAGAAAGTAAATTTAAAAGAACCGTTAGTAGAAATACCTAACGATGTTACCAAGGTTACAATACCTAAGGAAGCACTTAAAGAAGAAAACAATGCCATTCAAATCGGAGAAACAAAGGAAGTACCTGTGGAAAAACCATCCGGAGATAGCGCAGAGGTGGGAGAACCTATACAAGAGTCCAACGAGACTACTGAAGGGTTTTCTCCAATCAAAGAAGTAACGGAAGAAGTTAAAAAAGTAGAAGCAGAAATAAAAGAAGCTATTAGAGATGAAAAAGTATTAGGTAAACAATTACCTGAGAATATCGAAAAACTAGTTAATTTTATGGAAGAAACTGGTGGGACAATAGAAGATTACACTAGATTAAATGCTGATTATACTACTGTAGATGATACTACTTTATTAAAAGAATATTATAAGCAGACTAAACCACATTTAGATGCTGAAGAAATAGACTTTATCATGGAAGATAAATTCGATTTCGATACAGAAATTGACGAAGAGCGTGACGTCAAAAAGAAAAAACTCGCTAAAAAAGAGGAGATTGCAAAAGCTAAAAGCTTTTTAGAAGAAACTAAGAATAAATATTACGACGAAATCAAGTTGAGAACCGGCGTAACTCAGGATCAACAAAAAGCTATGGACTTTTTCAATCGATACAATAAGCAGCAAGAAATAGCTGAGCAACAACATCAAACATTCCAGGAAAATACAAAACAACTTTTCAATGAAAATTTCGAAGGTTTCGATATATCGGTGGGAGATAAAAAATATAAGTACAATATAAAGGATGTAGATAAAGTTGCTGAAAACCAATCAAACATTAACAATTTAGTTAAGAAGTTCTTAGACAATGAAGGTAATGTTACTGATGCGGCTGGTTATCACAAAGCAATTTATGCGGCTGAAAATGTAGATAGAATCGCGTCTCATTTTTATGAGCAAGGAAAAGCAGATGCAGTTAAAGACGTGGTGAATAAATCTAAAAATTTATCACCTATAAAAGCTAGAACCCAACAAGGTGAAGTTTTTGTAAATGGCTTTAAAGTTAAATCTGTTTCTGGAGCTGATTCTTCTAAATTAAAAATCAAAAGAAGAAAATTTAACTAATTAAAAATTTAAAATTATGAGTTTATCTCCACAATTTGGTAGTATTATTCCAAGTCCGATTCAAACTCCATCACCTTCAGCTTATTTAGCTTTTAACGGTGGAGCGAATGACTTTGCGCAACAATATTTACCAGAAATTTACGAACAAGAAGTAGAGCGTTATGGAAACAGAACGTTATCTGGCTTTTTGAGAATGGTTGGGGCAGAAATGCCAATGACCTCAGATCAAGTAATCTGGTCTGAACAAAATAGATTACATATATCCTATGACAACTGTAGCGTAGCTGCAGGAGGAGGAGCTGGTGCTGGTTTAGCATCTGTTGTTACAATTCCAGTTGGTGCAGGTGTAACTAACGTTATATCTATTAACGATACTGTTGTACTTTTAGACCCTAACGGTCAAGAAGCTAAAGGTATTGTTACAGCAAGAGCTGCTGGTAACGTAACAGTTCAACCATTTGCTAACGCAACATTTGATGCACAGGGAATTAGTATTGCTGCTGCAACAATTAAAATGTTTGTTTATGGTTCTGACTACACTAAAGGAACTAGCTTAGCTGCTGGTGGTGTAGGTAATTCAAACGCTAGAATAAGCGTTGACCCTTCATTCACACAGTTTTCTAACTCACCAGTGATCATAAGAGATCAGTACGTTGTTACTGGATCTGATATGGCACAGATTGGTTGGGTTGAAGTTGCTACTGAAGATGGTGCTTCTGGATACCTTTGGTATTTAAAAGCTGAATCTGAAACTAGATTAAGATTCGAAGATTACTTAGAAATGGCAATGGTAGAAGGTGAATTAAACGCTAACGTTAATGGTGCTGCAGGAAGTTATGCTACTGCTGTTTTACCAGGTACGCAAGGTTTATTTGCTGCTATTAGAGCTAGAGGTAATGTAAACGTTGGTTTTACAGCGGCTGCAGGACTTGATGAGTTTGATGCTATTCTTAAAAACCTAGATACTCAAGGAGCTATTGAAGAAAACATGTTATTCTTACAGAGACAAACATCTCTTGATTTTGATGATATGTTAGCTTCTATCTCTGGTGGTTTCGCTGGTGGTACTGCTTTCGGTTTATTCGAAAATTCAGAAGAAATGGCACTTAACTTAGGTTTCTCTGGTTTTAGAAGAGGTTCTTATGACTTCTATAAAACTGATTGGAAATACTTAAACGACGCTTCTACAAGAGGTGCTATCGTTGGTGTTAATTCAATTGAAGGTGTATTAGTTCCTGCTGGAACAAGCACAGTTTATGATCAAATCTTAGGTACTAACATTAGAAGACCTTTCTTACATGTAAGATATAGAGCTTCTCAAGGTGACGACAGAAGAATGAAATCATGGTTAACTGGTGCTGCTGGTGGTGCATTTACTTCAACTCTTGATGCTATGGAAGTTAACTTCCTATCTGAAAGATGTTTAGTAACTCAAGCTGCTAACAACTTCGTTTTATTCCAAGGATTATAGTAATCCAAATTTAAATAATTATCCCCGTCTTCGGGCGGGGTAATTATTATTAACTATTTAATTATATTATATTATGTCAAAAAATGAAAAAAAAGTAGAGGTTAAAAAACCTCAAGGCCCAAAATGGGAAGTAAGAGATAGAGTTTATTATTTAAAAGGAGATAAGTCTCCTTTAACTTTAACAATACCAGGTAAGCATTCAAAAAAGCATGCGTTACTCTGGTTTGACGAGACTACAGGAAAACAAAGAGAAATAAGATATGCAACCAATCAAGATTCACCATTAGTCGATGAGCAAAAAGGTGAAGCAACGATGGGTCATATAATTTTTAGAGACGGTTTTTTAAAAGTTCCTAAACATAAACAGAATTTACAAAAACTACTTTCACTATATCACCCTTTAAAAAATAAAACATATGAAGAGTATAGTGCTGTAGCAGAAGCTAAAGATGAACTATATGATTTAGAAATGGAAATAGAAGCATTAAATGCAGCTAGAAACATAGACATAGATCATGCTGAAGCTATATTAAGAGTTGAAAAAGGTTCTGAAGTAAATAATATGAGCTCTAAAGAAATTAAAAGAGATTTATTATTGTTTGCGAAAAATAACTCAAAGTTATTTATTGCATTAGCTAATGATGAGAATGTGCAGTTGAGAAATTTTGCTATTAAAGCTAGGGAACTAGGTATAATAAAGCTATCTCAAGATCAAAGAACGTTCTCTTGGGGATCAAATGACAGGAAATTAATGAATGTTCCTTTTGATGAAAACCCTTATTCAGCTTTTGCTGCTTTCTTGAAAACAGATGAGGGAGTAGAAATTTATAAATCTATAGATAAAAAGCTCAATTAACAAGTGATAATAATAGAGGGGTGACACTTTGTCACCTCTGTATTATAATAAAAAAAATATAATGGCAGTAAATATAAATACAGTATACACAACAGTCTTGTACATATTAAACAAAGAACAAAGAGGATATGTTACTCCATCAGAGTTTAATAGTATTTCTGCTCAAGTACAAAACGAAATATTTCAAGCTTATTTTCCAGACGGAAATCAAGTTAATAGATACAATCAAAACAATCAACAGAATGACACAGAGTTCTTTAACATGTTTAAAGACACTGCTTATAAGTTATATCCATTTGAACAAGATATAGCTTTTACTTATGTCGGTGGTAATACAGCTTGGCAAAACAACACCGCAAACGTTATCTACAAATTAGGTCAAATAATATCTACATACAATACAACAAACGTAAACAATCCAGTACGTAATTCAATAACTCAATTAACTAGTAAAAAAGATTTTGAATTAATTACAAGATCTAATTTAACTAGTCCTACCAATCAATATCCTATATGTTACACTACTAATAATGCTGGTTCATTAATAATAAGAGTATCTCCTAATCCAGATGTTTTAAGTATAAATTGCTTAACTGTTCCTACAGCTCCTATTTGGGGTTTTACTACTGGTAATTTAGGTCAATATATATACAATGCTGGTACTTCTACGGATTTTGAATTAGATATTTCAGAACAAACTAATATTATAACACAAGTCTTAAAATATTGTGGTATAATAATAAACGATCCTACAATAATACAAACTGCGGAACAAGAAGCAATGTCAGTTTCACAAAATGAAAAATCATAATGGCGCAAATAACAGAAACTAACCAACAATATTATCAAGGCTCACAAGGCTTTAGAGGAACAGGAGGTGCACTAACTATAACAACTACGTTTAATACTGATCTTTTGTATGGTAGTTGGAATCCAGCAGTAGCTGAATATGCTTTAAATAATTTTAAAATATATACTAGTACTACAGGTTTTCCAGGTAGTTGGACTGAGTATGTGTTACAATATTCTGTAACTGGAAACGCTATAACATTTGCTGCTAACCCTGCTAATAATTTATATATAGTTGTACAATTAAAAATATTAACTGGTGGTCAGTATGCTAATACTCCAGCAGAAGAAGCCGTAGGAGATGCAGTAGAAGAAAACTATGGGAGCTATCAATATATAAAACTAGGAGATATAATAGATAATTATATGGTTGGTTATGTAGGTGATGGAAAAATACTTCAAACTGCTAAAAAATCAGATGTATTATTTTTTGCTAAACGATCTTTACAAGAATTTAGTTATGATACTTTAAAAAGTATTAAATCTCAAGAATTAACTGTACCAGATAATTTATCTTTAATTATGCCACAAGATTATGTTAATTATGTGGCATTGTCTTGGATAGATCATTATGGGGTAAAAAGACCTTTATATCCTAACAATAATTTAACTATAAACCCTTACACTAAATTATTACAAGATGAATCAGGAATACCAACTCAAGATAATTTTGGTGAAGATTTAGAAGGAACGTCAATAACTGTAGAAAGATGGCAAGATACTAACCCTAATAGATTATTAAATGAAGAAGCTTTATATCTTCAAGATGAATGGGCTTATGGATGGTACTCTAATGATTTTGGTTCCGGACCATGGAATTGGGGAAGATTATATGGAATAGATCCTCAATATTCTAACACTAATGGATGGTTTGGGATAAATGAAAGAGAAGGTAAGTTTACTTTTTCTAGTAACTTAAGAGATAGATTAATTGTGTTAGAGTATATATCTGATGGACTTGCTTATGATTTAGATACTAGAGTACCTAAAATGGCTGAAGAAGCAATGTATATGAGTATATCATATAATTTATTAGCTGGTAGAGCAGGTGTTCCTGAAGGTCTAGTAGCAAGATTTAAAAAAGATAGAAGAGCAGCGTTGAGAAATGCTAAGATAAGATTATCAAATATTAAACTTGAAGAAATAGTTCAAGTAATGAGGGGTCAATCTAAATGGATTAAACACTAAAATTTAATGGCAAAAGTAACCAATAATTTCATTAAAGGTAGAATGAATAAAGATCTTGATGATCGATTATTACCTAGAGATGAATATAGAAATGCAGTAAATGCTCAGGTAAGTAGATCTGAAGGTCCTAATGTTGGAGCATTAGAAAATGTTTTAGGAAATATTTTATCTTTTGATTTTAGAGAATTATGTAATAATGATAATTTATTTTCTATAGGTTATTGCACTGACGAAATAAATAATAGAGTTTTTTTATTTTTAACAGATAACACAGGTGATGCTTATAAAGTTTCTTCTGGATCAGGTAAGACTTCTTACATAGTAATGTATAATGCGATTACCGAAGCAGGTTCTATATTAGTTAATGGTGATTTTTTAAATTTTTCTACAATGTTCCCAATAACTGGTGTAAATATATTAGAAGATTTATTGTTTTGGACAGATAATAGAAACCAACCAAGAGTAATAAATATATCTCTAGCTAATCCAAACAACGGTAGTAATCCCGCCTACTATACAACTGAAGATCAAATATCTGTTGCTAAATACAACCCTTATCAACCAATAGAATTATATAGACCAGCTTCTAATACAGCAACTGATTACGAAACATCTATGTATGATGTTGTAAGTAGGTATTATCCTGATGGTGGTGAAGGTGTTACAACCCAACAATATCAAAGTAGTGGTACAACAATGAGAATTGCTAGAGCAGGCTATCAAGGTGATTTACCTTATGGTGCTACTATAGCTTATATTAAAGATGGTGAGTTTTTTGAAACAGGTCAAACGGTAACTGCTGTATCAGGTGCAAACAACACTTATTTTCAACTAACTGTTCCAACAGAATCCCCTACATACACTATAGACACTGGCACAACCGTTATATTTAATTACAACCCTTATTATCAAATTGATTACAATGGTGATTCAGATTATTTAGAAGAATTATTTGTAAGATTTGCTTATAGATATAAGTTTGAAAATGGTGAATACTCTATAATGTCACCGTTTACTCAAGAATGTTTTATACCAAAACAAGATGGTTATTTTAGATATAAGGTAAATGAAGAAAGTGCTACAGCAGGTGTGGGTGCTAAAAATAATAGTCCTATACTGGATATTCAAGATGAAGAAGATACCTATAGAAGTACTGTTGTTGAATTTATGGAAAATAAAGTTAATAAAATAACATTAAGAATACCATTACCGGCAACTTCTAGTAATTTAAATAAAACTTTTAAAATAACAGATATAGATATATTGTATAAAGAATCTAATTCAAACAATATAAATGTTATTGAAACAGTTCCAATATCTAGGGTAAAAAATGGATATGGTAGAGCGGATGTAAACGGCGCAACAACTACTACTACATCTGTAGCTATAGACAATGTATCAGGTTCTATTAAAGTAGGTGCTTTAGTTAGTGGAGATGGTATAGTTAACAACCCTACTGTAGTAAGTTATGACGGTGGAAGTGCTCTTGTTTTATCTACTCCTCAAAGTTTAGCAAATAACGCTGGTTTAACGTTTGGTGATTCTAGTGTTTTTGAATATGAATATCAATCTACAAAACCCTATAAAGTTTTACCTTCTAGTGAAACAACAAGAACATATGACAAAATACCTGTAAGAGCTTTGTCTCAAGAAATTATAAGTAATAGAGTAGTGTATGGAAATTTCTTAGATAAACACACTCCTCCAAATACTATAGATTATAATGTTGCGGTAAGCGCAAAATCTGATTTTAATTTAGGTACAGCAACAACTACAAACACTGCTTTAGAACCTCAAGGAGAAACTGTTATTGCTATAAATACACCAACTGGTTCATGGGCAAATGGATATGTAGTAACATCTAATGTTGCTGGAGCAATTCCAGGTAATACTGTTATTGCTTCAAATACTGGTACTACAATTACATTATCTGCCGCGTTAGGTGGTGCTTTAGCCGCGAATTCAACGCTTACTTTTACCGCGCCTAACAATGTAAGATACACAACAAGTAAAATAGAATATCCTAACCACTCGTTAAAACAAAATAGAAATTATCAAGTAGGTATAGTATTATCAGATAAGTTTGGTAGACAATCTACAGTAATATTATCTGAGGGAGATAGCTCTGTTAAATTTAATAATGAATCTTATTTAGGTTCTACTGTTTTTTCAAGATACATAGCTTCAAGTGTAGAAGCTTTATCTTTTCCTGGAAATTCTTTAAAAGTTTTATTTAATAATCCTATATCAGGTGGAACAACAGGTGTATATAATGGTGATCCTACTAGTGTAGATTATAATCCATTAGGTTGGTACTCTTATAAAGTAGTTGTAAAACAAACAGAACAAGAATATTACAATGTTTATTTACCTGGTGTAATGGCTGCTTATCCTACAGATCCAACTAAAGAATTAGGTAAAACATCTCACGCTGTATTATTTAATGATAATATTAATAAAGTCCCTAGAGATTTAATAGAAGTAGGACCAGAACAAAAACAATTTAGAAGTAGTGTTGTATTACACGGAAGAGTAGAAAATGTAAACAGTACTGATGTTTGGCAGAATAATGCTCAATATTATCCTGGAAGTATTGCTCCTATAGTGAGTGTTATAGCTACTGATGATGATATGTTTAACGGTATATCTCAAACTGGCTACGTTGGAAGTCCAGATTTTTATAATGTTATTTCAAATCCTTTAATAGGAAGAATTAATACACCTTCTGGAAAATTTGGTGTGGCGTCGGTTATAACAACGGCAGATGCTTTAGCTGCTACAGCTACAACACCAGCCGCAACTTTAAGTGAAATAAATATAGACATAAGTACTATTGATCCTATATTTACCTCTGGTGGAAATCCAGTGCCTGGAAACAGTATAAGAGTTGGTCAAACAATAACTGGACCTGGTATAGCTGATGGAACAACTATAATACAAGCTCAAAACGACAATCCAGCTTGGCAAATAACATTAAGTCAACCACATTCAGGTGTTAACGCGGGAGATACTTTCACCTTTACACCAACAAATGATTCTCCATTTATGGGTTGGGTTACAATGCCTCAGTTAGCTGTTATGGAAACAGATCCTGTAGAATCTAATTTAGATATATTTTGGGAAACAAGCACAGCTGGTTTGATAACTGATTTAAATCAAGCAATATCAGGTGGTACTGCTGAAGGTGTTTCGTTTGGTTTTAATACTAATGACTTTGATGAAGGAATAAATACACAAGTAGGAAACAATGAAATGTGTTCATCAGATTTTTCTATACTAGATCAATTTGGTAACACAATAGTTTACGCGGCAACTAATCCACCTCAATTTCAATTAGTAGAGGTTAGAGATTTTAATAACAATGTAATTACTAGTACTAATGAAGGAGTTAGTAATACAGCGGTGTTTAATTTAGTAAGAGATGGTAATAACTATAATGTAAAGGTTCAAGATACTTTTTACTATAGCAATCAGCACGCTACTAATGATACTTATTCTTTTAAATTTGAAATTAACCACGCTGGTATTCAGACGTTTATTACAAAACAACCTGTGTCTTTGATAAATTTAGCTCCTGTAGTTTTAGCCAGTACATGTGGTAATCCTCCTATTTATGTTCCAGGAACCGGTAATGGTTCAAATGCTTTAGGAACTTTTAAAGTTCTTCAAGCAACAAATGGAGCTGCTTTTGGACTAGGAGTAACAAATCCTCAAGCTTGGAAAGATTTAACATGGAGACTTACAGTTACTAAAGGTGGTGTAGATTATGGTCCTCAAGGAAGCGGCGCGGTACAATTGATTCAATCACGGGTTAATAATTATTGGAGTGTTAACTGTAATTTTACTGGAGGTGATACTCCTAATAGTATGGTAGATGGACAATATGCTTGTGTAGCTACCGTGGAAGATGCCGGTGCTTTAACTGCTACGTGTAATTTTACTTTAGATATACAAAGAACACCTTGTTATACTTGGAAATATACATGGACTGATAGTGGTGATTTTATATCACTTAACTATACTGATTGTGAGGGTGAACAAAGAAACATAGGATTTTTTGACACCAATCCGGGAGGACTTGGTAATACTGGTAACTACGTATGTGCTCAAGACACTACTTATACACAAAATAGTTTAGGTACTAAGTTTACTAAACTAGCATTAAATAATCCTGATCCATTCAACACTTGTAATGGGTTGTAATAATGGATAAAAACAAGTAATACTAATAATATGGCTGCTATAATAGAAGTTAAATACTTCAATACATTTCTTCTAAAGAAAGTAAACCAAACAATTTCAACTCCTAGTTATGGAAACATACCTTCTTGGAATGGTTCTATGGGTATACCCGCCGCTAAAGGAGGTTATCCTATATCTGCTGCAGATGTTCCTAAAAATTGGGTTATAGAAGAATCTAGAATTAATGGTGGTTATAATAATACTTCAGTTTCTTTTGGTGCTAAAGCTTATTTAGTAGAAGAAGAACCTAATGGGTCTATACGTGGAAACTCTTTAATATATTCAGGTATATTTAATTCTAGAACAGGTATAAATAACACCAACGTGTTTTCAGTTGGTGATAACATAGTTAAATCTGTAGACCCAGCAAATGGATCTATACAAAAACTTTATGCTGAAGACACTAATTTAAATATATTTCAAGAATTAAAAATTAGTAGAGCTTTAATTGATAAAGACGCTATATATTCTGCTGAAGGCGGTGGAACTGTTACTAGTGCTAATCTTGTTATTGGTGCTATTCAACCTTACGCGGGTAAATACGGTATTAGTAACGATCCTACAAGCTTTGCGGTATACGGTACAGATAAGTATTTTACTGATAGAAACAATGGAACTGTTTTAAAATTATCTGGAGGTTTAGTTGAGATATCTAGAGCTAATATGATAGATTATTTTAGAGATAGATTAGGATCAGGTATTACAGTAGGTGGAGCAACAGGAAGAATTATAGGTGGTTGGGATATACATAATAAACAATATTTAGTATCTACACAAGAACCTGGAGCACAAGCTGATACTTTAGAGGGAGGATATGAAACAGTAGCTTTTGATAACCTTGTTCAAGGTTGGACTAGTTTCTTTACATATAAACCAGAATTAATGTTTAGTTTAAACAATAAATTTTATAGTACAAAATTTGGTAGTTTATATCAGCATTATTCTCAAGGTGTAAATAGAAACTTGTTTTATTCTAATGAAGGTCAAACTATAAAACCTACTTCTATAACTTTTGTTTTTAATGCTAACCCAAGTTCATCAAAAACATTTAAAACAGTAGAATATGAAGGAACAAATGGTTGGCAAGTTAATTCTTTTACTTCTGATTTAACAGGAGAAAACACGGTAACAACAAATTCAAACTGGATAAATTTTCAAGATACAACCGCTCAAGTATATAGTTATACTCAGGGTCAATATGATTCAGCAGGTAATGAATATCCAAACGCAACTGTTCCACCATTTTTCTATGCTGGATTTAATAGGAAGGAAAACAAGTATGTAGCTAATCTTATTAATAATAGTAGTGCTGCTCCTGGTGAAATAAACTTTGGTAGTTCTATATCTGGTATTAAAGGTTTTGTAGGTACAGTTACAATAGCTACTGATACAGTTACAAATAATGGAGGAGAAAAAGAATTATTTAATGTTAGTAGTGATTTTATAGCTAACAATGGATATTAAATTAAATTAAATGAAATTAAAAAAAGCAACAGCTGTAGAAGCTTTGCAGAAATTAATGTTTGAAGGTAAAGAAGAAGATGGGTTTTATGGAGATGGTAAAGCAATAGCAACAGTACCTGATATACCAATAATACATAATTTTGCAGATCAACTCTACATAAGACAAATGAATTTAAAAAAAGGACACGTTATTCTAGGTGCAGTTCATAATCACCTACATGTTTGGTTTTTATTAACAGGTTCAGTTATTATAAATAATAATGGTGAAAAGATAGAGCACGTAGCTCCTTGCTATACTGTATCAGAACCTGGTTCACAAAGAATTATTTTAGCTTTAGAAGATTCTATATTTGTAAATGTTCATAAGAACCCTACAAATACAAAAGATATAGCTGAATTAGAAAAAGAAATAGTCTCTATGACAAAGGAAGAATACAATAATAAATATAAATAATATGAGTTTTTTATTAGGATCCGCAGCAATAAGCGCGGGTACAAGCATACTCGGTGGTATCATTGGTGGTGGTAAAGCTAGAAGAGCAAGGCGAAGAGCTGCTAAGAAATTAAAAGCGATGAATGCTAAAATGGCACAATTAGAAGCTAATAGACAAGAAATCATAAATCCTTATGAGGATTCTACTAATTTAAGTAGTATGATGAGTAATCCTATGGCTAATCTTGCTGTAGCTACTCAAGCTACTGAAATGCAGATGGAAGAAACTGATCAAGCATTGGCCAACACATTAGACACTATAAGACAAACAGGTGGTGGAGCAGGTAGCGCAACAGCTTTAGCTCAAGCTGCTTTACAATCTAAGAAAGGTATTGCTGCTAATATTGAGGCACAAGAAAAATCTAATGAAATGGCAAAACAGCAAGGAGAACAAAGACTTCAAGACGCTAAAATAGCTGAAGAAAAAAGAATGCAGGGTCTTGATGCTGCAGGAAAACAATTTGTATTTGGCCAAAGAGAAGCAAGAGAAATGGGTCAATTAAATAGACTACAATCCCAAATAGATAACATGCAAGGAGTTAAAGCTAGAGCTGAAGCTGATCAAACAGCTGCTCTTACTGGTGCTATCTCTGGAGTAGCGGGTGCTGCTAGTTCATATTTTGGAGCAAAATCAGGAAGTTAAAAATATAGGAAATGGAAAATCAAAATATACACATAAATTTATTAATAAAGCAAATGTTACAAAGTGATAACATGGCTTATGTTCCTGGTTATCTAAGCTCTAAAGTAAATATTGATTACGGTGTTTTAAATAAAGCATATCAAGACACGGGTAGAATATACGCTAAATTAAAAGCTAGTCTAGAAAAAGGTAGTTGTGGAGATTGTATCAAAGAACAAAAAATGTTAACATATTTAGAAAGTGCTCCTAAATTATCATTAGATTTTTTAAGTAATGTTATGGGTGAATTACAAATAGTAGAAACATCAAACTATGATCCTAACAATTACTTTGGATTCATGGTTGCTAATTGTATTATTACTAAAAAACCAGGTTTTTCTAAAACTGATGGATATGATATTGGTTTAAAATTATTAAACAATGGTACACAAGAATTAACTTTTAGTGGTCCTTTATTAAAAGAATCTTTAATTATTAATAGTGCTGCTTTACAAAGTTTATTAGACGCAGATACATCTATGGTAGTTGAAACTCCAGATATTAATAAAAATATGACAGAACTACTAGTTCAATCTGGATTATTTATGCCAGAAGATGTTGGTGAAGATGGTCAATTATCTGCTAGTGCTAAAATATCAGAAGAATTTATTTTAAAATTTAATGGTGAACCTGATTACGAAATAATTGATATTGGTGGTGGTAAAGGAAGAAATGTATTAAAATTTGATATGGATAAGATTGAAAGGAAAATACAACCTTTTATAAACGCTGAAGTTGCTGGGATTCTTTCAGCAGAACAAGAAGCCGTAGCAGCTTGGAATGTTTATTTAGCTAAACTAAGTAGTCCAGAAGAAGACGATCAAATGGTTCAAAACGCTAACGCTGGTGGTGAGTCTTGGTCTTATGAAAAAGATTTACCATTACATCAAGATAAAAAAATATTATTTGGAAAACAATATAAAGAATTTTTTATAAAAAATTATTTAGTACAATTCTTAACTAATAAACTACCAAGTGTAGAAGAAGATGCTGCTGTGTTTGATTTACAAGAAGGTATAGATGCTAAGGCTCAAAAAATAATGGGTGATAACCAATAAAATTAAATTAAATGACTAAACAAGAATACGTAGCAAGTTTAATAAGACAAGGCAACCTAAGTAGTCAAAAAATGTATGAGATGACTAAGGCTTGGGAAGCTGAAAATGCTGAACCAGAAGTAGAAGTAGAAGAGGTAAAGACAAACGATCCTGCTGTAAATGCGGAGACCAATGCAGGATCGAAAAAGAAATCGGTCTCAAAATCGGAAGATACTTCATCGGAATTATCAGAAGAAGAAAAAGCAGAAATAGCCGCTAAAGCTAAAGAAAGAACAAAAAGAATAAACTCTTTGTATCTTAAGTATAATGAAGACGGTAATCAAGCTGTTTCTGAAGAAGAAAAAACTAAATGGTTAGATAATAACACTAAACTACATAGTAACGAAGAAGTACAAGCAATTCATGATGAATCTAGTTGGACAGATTGGTCTTTAGGATTACTTCCGTTTTACGACTCTCAAGCAGAAATAGCTGAAGAAATGCAACAAGATGAAGAACTGCAGAAGTTTAAATATAATCAAGCAAATAAAAATTATATACAACAATCACAAGAAATAACTGCAGATAAAAACTTGTCTCAAGAGGAGAAAGAGAAAAAACTAGAAGAAATTAAACCTCCACCTTTAGTAGAAGATGTTGAGCAAGAAGTGGAAGTACAGGATACAGGTGATCAATGGAAAGATGCTTCAACTACTTTAAGTACAAAGACAGATGAAGAATTAAAAACATCTCCACTTTTTCAAACAGACGGTAAATTTGATCCTAAAAAATTAGAAGATTACAAAAATTTTATAGAGTTAAATGATTATAGAGAGCAGTTAAGTAATACTCCTATGAAAATAAGAGGAAAAGACAATACAGCTTTTAACATGCTTTATAAAAAGCTAACAGACAAATACGGTGAACCTACTACAGATGAGCATGGAAATGAGTTACCACCTAATATGCGTCCAGCTTATCTTGGTAAACATTTAGATAGTCTTAAAGTAGATATAACTAAAGATTACGATAAACTACTTGATGAAGATAAAGAATTAAAAAAAGAAGAAGGTTTTTTTGACAAAGAATATTATTTACAAAAAATATCAACAAAACAAGCTAATCCTGAAGCTGTAACAACAGCTCTTTCTTATTTACCTCAAGATTTTGCTGGAATTGAAAGTGGAGAAGAGTTGGATAAGATAATGAAAGAATCTTATGCTAATTTTGTTAAAGATGATCCAATTTTAAAAGCTGAATGGAATTCAATACAAAAAGCAGCTCAAGGAAGAATAAAAGCTTATCAAGATGAAATATTAAAAACAGCTGACTTAACAACTGAAGAAGGTGTTGCTGCGGCTAACTCTAAGCTTGAAGCTTATGCTAAAAAAATTACACTAGATATTTTTGAAAATTCAGACGGATACAATAAGAGAATAGCTGACTTAGGCTTGGTAATGGATAACGCAATGGCCAAGGTAAACACTGCTTATGAAAGAGACCAACGTCCTTGGTACGATGTTTTATCAATTTCTGATGCGTTAAGAGGTGGGAACACTGGCATTGAGGGTGATGATGGTATACCTTTTAATAATACTTTAGCAAATTTAATTGAAAGTATTGGTAAAGGTGGTGTGAATTTAGTTAGTTCAGGTAAAAAAGCTTGGGCAAGTGTAGAAGCGAAAGGTGTTAGACAGGTTCAACGTGAAATAGATGACATTAATGAAAGGTATGAAAAAGGCGAAATAGACGAAAAAACCAGAGATCAATTATTAAATAGTAAAAGAGGAGGAAAAGGTCAATTTAATTCTTTAATAGAAGAATTAATGGAAGATAAAAAAGATGTTGAAAAATTATTTGATAGTATTCAAGATGACGAAGCTTATACTAATTTATTTAATACAGCTGATTTATCGGATGGTATTAGTTTTCAAGAAGCTATATTTACAACAGGAGAAGCATTACCACAAATTGGTTTAGCTGTTGCTGGTACTCTTACAGGTAATCCAGTTATGGCTGGTTTAGGAACTGCTGCAATGTTTACTCAAATGTATGGAGATAATTATTGGTCAGCTTATCAAGAGGGTATTCAAATGGATGCTAAAGCTATGGGTATTGACTTAAACGCTTTGTCTCCTGAAGAAAGAAGAGAGTTTGAATTAAATGCTCTTAATGAAGGTAAGCATGCTAACATGGCTACTTCCGCAGCGTTTGCTGCTGTTATGACAGCTGCTGAACAATTTGGTGCTAATAAAATTTTAAAGCAAACAGAAAAAGCTTTAGGATTAGGAACTGGAGGATTAGTATCTTTTTATAAAGGATCTTGGAGAGAAGGTGGTGAGGCATTATTAAGAGGAGCTTTGAATAAAGCAGAAGCTGGTGCTACAGAATTTGCTACAGAATGGGCTCAAGAAGTATTAGGTCAAATAGGTACAGGTTTACAAACAACAGGTAGAATCGGAGATCAATTAGATTGGGGAGCTTCATTAGAAGCTGGTAAAGCTGGTGGTGTAGTTGGTGTTATGATACCGTTTGCTAAAGCTGTTAGTCAACAATCAGCTGTAGAAATAAGAAACGTATCAAGAGATGTAGCTATAAAATTTGCTCCAAACTCTAAATACGGTAAGTTTGCTATTGAATCAGAAAAATATTTTGAAGCTGCTCAAACAAATTTAAATAACAAACTAAAAAATAATCAGCTAACAAAACAACAGTATCAAGAAGAATCTCAAAACCTATCAGATGTTAGAAATTCTCGTTTAAAAATAGATCCAAACGCTGGTCCAGATATTAGAGCTAGACAATTAGATTTAATGGTTGAGCGTAATCAGTTAACGCGTGAGATTAAAAAGATGGACGATCCTGATTTAACAGTTGAACAACAGGAAAGATTAAACCAAGTTAAAACTCAATTAAGAGAAGTTGTAGCTGAGCAAAACCTATATAATAAATCTGGACAAGTTAGAAAAATGATTCAGAACGCTGGGAAGAAAGATGCTCAAGGTAACCCAATGATTGAGTTTAGAGATGTTCAGACAGCTAAAGAAACTCAAGAAGTTGCTGATCAATTAGAAAAAGAAGGATATACTAAAGCCGCAACAAGTGCTGCTCATGGCGTGCAAATGATAAATGAAAAAACTGGGAAAGAAGTTTTACTTATAAATAATGAAGTAGCTTCTGGTAAAGGTGGTTTTGTAGGTAATGTTAATGTAGGAGCTCATGAATTTCTACATAGTGTTTTAAAGAAAACTTTACAAAATAATCCAGACGCAGCGATAGAAATGTCTAATGAAATGCGTGGTCATTTTAAGAAATTATTAGACAGTGGAAAATTAGACATGAACTCTGAGTATGCTTTAAATCTACAGCAATACATGGATAAACCTCCAGCTGAGTTTGCAGAAGAAGCTATGACATTATTTGCAGATGGTTTAGCAAATGGAGATATAGTTTTAAATGAAAGTAATTTACAAAAAATTAAAGATGTTTTAAGAAGGTTAATGCAATCGTTAGGTATTAAAAATGTAGAGTTTAATACAGGTAAAGATGTAGTTAACTTTTTAAAAGATTATAATAAAAGCGTTGAAAGAGGTAAACTAAACAGAGCTCAAAAGAAATTATTAGATAAATCTGCTAAAGGAAAATTATTAACAAAAGAATCTAAAGATACAAAAGAATCTAAAGATACAAAACCTAAGAAATCTAAAGCTGCTCCTAAAAAACCTAGTAAAGCTCAAAGAGAAGATCCATACCGTGATGCAAAAACTAAAAAGGAAGCAAAAGCTATAGAGAGAAGAAGAAGAAAAAAATTAAAAGAATGGATTGATGGAGATCCAAAACTAGAAGCAACATTTGCAGATTGGATTGGAGGAACTAAATATTCAAAAGCTCGTGAAACAGCTGGAATACCTCAAGCAGAATTAGATGCTATGACACCTAATCAAAGACGAGCATTAGAAGGATATTTACCTTATGAGTATAGAAAAATACCAGGCCAAGGTATGGAAGTAGTCTCTCAATTTGTGGGTAAAGGAGAAGCAGTTGCAGCGTTAAAGAAAATGATGGGGCAGACTAGAGATGGTTGGATGGGTATGACAAAAGAAAAATATTCTATAGCTAGAACTAAACAAACACCACTTGAGGCTATAAATGATTTAATACCATCTGAGATAAAGACTAAAGATCAATTTGATACTTTCATGCGGGATAATAAATCAGCTAAAGCAATTGCAGACGCGTTAATGCCTGGTGGAGTTATAAATAATCTTATAAGATCTCAAGAAACTAGTAGAGAGCAAGGTGATAAAATGATTGATGAGATGTATGAACGTATATTCAACTTCAATCCTGAGGCGAAAAGAACTGATGGCACTACTGTAGGACCAAAAGGATTTGGTGAAGCAATATTTGCTAATAGCAGATTTGCTAAAATGGTGGCAAATAAAGCGTTGTTCCAAGAAAGCGAAAAGAAAAAGCAAGAAAAGAGACAAGATGACACTACTAAACAAATAGTAGATAAAGGCGAAGTTTTAGATCTTGGTCCTGCTAATGAAGGTTATGTGTTGGCTCAAAAACCTAGTAAAACTACAGGTTTAGATTCAAAAACTGAAGATGCTATTACTAAAGCTGTAAATAAGACTTTTAAAGGAGAAGACATTAGATTTGCAGATACTAGAAACATACCTCAAGAAGTAGCTGACATTTATGGTAAAATGTTTGGAATAAATCCAGAAACAATAGTTAATAAGAAAAGAAATTTTCAAACAACTGATGCAGAAGGTTTAACTAAAGCTAAACAATTCTTACTTAAAAACGCAAAGAATGATTTTGATAGATTGCCAAAAGTTCAAGATGATACTGGTAGAGGTACATTTGTTCCTAAAAATGTAAAAGATGCTTTATATACTGATGGCAAATTAACCGGTAGTTTAAAAGATTACATGGATCTTATTAGAGAAAAACCAGTTAAACCTATATATAGAGATCGTGTTGGTCAAACTATTAGAGGATTATTAGGATTACATATTAGAAATCGTGTGCTTGAAACAGCACAACCCGTTCAAGGTAAAAGAATACAATCAGGTGCTAAGTTTAGTATTGCTAGAAAAAAATTAACAGGTACAAAAGCTATTAACGCTTTGTTAGAAGAAAAAGGTAATGTTGAAACTAATCTAGAAAGAAGAGTTATTAACAATAAAGATTTTGTTGAGGATTTTGAAAATAAATCAGGATTACCAATTTTTATAACTCAAAAATCTAGTAATTTTACCAATGGTAAAAAAGCTGGAGGTAAAGGTAACGACTTAGTTATAACGGAAGAGCAGCATAACAAACCTGCGCAACAAAAAGCTAATAAGCTAGCTATTGCTAAAGGTACTAGTTATAGTCTTCGTGATGCTAGTAAAAAAGCAGCAGCAAAGTCTGATTTTGAGAAAAAAGATCAAAAATATAAAGACGAAAAAGGTAAAACTAAAACTAGAAAAGTTTATGTTACTAGTCAAATAAATGTAGTTACAGGTAAACCATTTACATCTCAAGAATTAAAAGATATTGAACTTGTTATGGGAGGTAAAAACCTTGCTAACATTGAAAAAAATCTTGAAAATGAAGCTGCTTTAAAAAGAGGTCAAGCTTTGATTATTAATATCATGGCTGCCCAGTATAAAAAATTAAAATCAAATCCCAAAACAGCAGCAGAAGCAGATGTTCTATTACAAAACTATAAAGAATTACTTTATAATAGTAATTTAAATAGTAATATGGGTAGAAACATGGCTGCTACTATAGGTAAAGAAAAAGGAATTGGAAAAGGTAATAAAACAGAAGAGCATACTTATCAAGCTATTAATTTTGCTTATAGAACTTTAGAGGCTATAAGTGATATAACAAACCCTCATTACGAAGCAAATTTAAAGGGTTGGACTAAATGGGCTGGTAATAATTATTATCAAATAATTTTAACTAAAAAAACTGATAAAACATTAGATCAAACATATGACAAAGATATATTTGATGCGGGTAAAGATTTAACTAAATATAATCCTAAATCCAAAGAATATCCTTTGTTAAAAGAAGCACTAGATAACGCTTTTGAAACCGGTGATTGGAGTAGCATACCTGATTCGGATGTTAGATATTTTAACCCATATGTAAGTATTAATCCTAATACAAATTACCGTAATGATGTAACCTACGCAAAATATTATGATGTAGAAATACCAAAGAAATTACTGAAAAATGCTAACGCTGTACTAGCTCAAAAACAAGCTTTATATAGAATAACATCTAAGACTATGCGTCCGGCTAGTGCAAAAGCTCAATTAACATTAAAACTTAAAATTGCTACAGCTAAAGAGTCTAGAGCTAGGGTTAATAGTAAAGTAGCTAGTCAAATTTTAAAACCAAATCAAACTACTCAAGATCAAAAAAGAATAATGTTAACTTCTCTTGACACAAAAGTTAATGCTTTTAAAATAGATCCAGAACCTAAAGGTATAAGTGTTTTTGATTTTGATGATACATTAGCTAAAACAAAAGAAAAAGTTATAGTTATTGATAAAAATGGTAAACGTAGTAAAATATCTGCTAGTCAATTTGCTGTTGACGCTGTCACACTTGAAAAACAAGGTGCTGAATTTGATTTTAGTAACTTTGAAGGAGTATCTAAAGGAACTAAAAAAGGTCCATTAGCAGATCTTGCTTTAAAAAGACAAGATAAGTTTGGTAGTAGTAATATATTTGTATTAACCGCTAGACCTCAAGTTGCTGCTACATCAATAAAAACATTTTTAGATGGTATAGGATTAAATATACCTTTAGATAATATAACTGGTTTAGAAGATGGATCTGCTCAAGCTAAAGCAGATTGGGTTTTAAATAAAACAGCAGAAGGATTTAATGATTTTTATTTTGCTGATGATTCTTTTGCTAATGTTGCTGGTGTTAAAGCTGTGTTGGATGGAGTTGATGTTAAAAACAAAGTACATTTAGCTAAACAAAGTAAAGCTCGTAAATTAAATAAAGATTTTAATAAAATATTAGAAGAAGTAACTGGAACTAAAGCATATAAAAAATATTCTACAGTTAGAGCTAGATTAGAAGGAAAGAAAAAAGATGGAGGACTTGGTAAAAGAGTTGCAAGACAATTTACGATAACCCCATCAGCTGATGATTTTGCTGGTTTAACATATGCTTTTAGAGGAGTAGGTGAACAAGGTAATAGACATCAAGCATGGATAGAGAAAAATCTTATAAAACCTTATAATAAAGCAGAACTTGAATTAATGACTGCTAAAATAACTCTTGCTAACGATTTTGCTGCTCTTAAAAAACAATTTCCTAGTCTAAAAACTAAAAGAAACATGGCTGGGATTAAAAGAAATCCTTTATTAGATCAAATAGGTGTTGGACCATATACTAAATCACAAGCAGTAAGAGTATATATGTGGGCAAAGCAAGGTATGGATATTGAAGGTATGTCTAAAAGAGATGTTAATGCTTTGGTTAAAGCTGTTAAAGCAGATAATGAATTACAAGTGTTTGCAGATGAGGTTATATTAATTATGAAAGACGGTAAATACCCACCACCATCAAAAAATTGGTTGGCTGGAGATATGAAGTCTGACATATTAAACGTTTTAGACAAAGGATTTAGACAAAAACTGATGGCTGAGTTTAATGAAAACGCAGATATTGTATTTAGTCCAGAAAATTTAAACAAACTAGAAGCTTTATACGGTAGTACATATGTAGAGGCTTTACGTGATTCTTTAAGAAGAATGAAATCTGGTAGTAATAGACCAGTTTATCAAGGTGGAGGATCACGTATGGTTAATGATATGCTTGACTGGCTTAACGCATCGGTTGGTGTTACAATGTTTATAAATCAAAAATCTGGATTACTTCAAACACTGTCTGCGGTAAATTTCATAAATTGGGGTGATAATAATATATATGCAGCTGCCAAAGCTTTTGCAAGTAAAGATTATTTCCCAACAGTATTAAAACTATTAAACTCTGATTACTTAGTAAATAGACGTGATGGTTTAAAAATCAACGTAAATGAGGCTGAGTTAGTTGATGCTGGTAGACAAGGTGGTTTCCAAGGTATGGTAAGCTACTTGCTTGATAAAGGTTTTATTATTACTAGAATAATGGATAGTTTAGCTATCGCAAGTGGTGGAGCTACATTTTTTATAAATAGGAAAGCTGCAATGCAGAAAAGAGTTAATCCAGAAACTGGGAAATTATATACAGAATCAGAAGCTGACGCAAAAGCTTTTGAGGATTTTTATGCAATTGCAGAAGAAACTCAACAATCTAGTAATCCAAGTAAAATATCACAACAACAAGCTAGTATAGCTGGACGTGTTTTATTATCTTTCCAAAACGTTACAATGCAGTTTAATAGAAAGACTAAAAAATCTATATTAGATTTTGTTAAAAGACGTAGAAAACCAGGTATGACTCAACGTGAAAGTGATATGAGTAACCTTTCAAGCGTAATGTATTACGTTGGTATGCAGAACTTAATATTCCACTCTTTACAACAAGCTTTATTTGGAATGTTATTTGAGGGAGATGAAGAAGAAGAGAAAGGAAGAGTAGCAAGTGTGGCAAATAGCATGTTAGATTCTTTATTATATGGTCTTGGATTTGGTGGCGCAGGTATTGCTACAATTAAAAATCTTGTAATGAGAATGTACGATGAAACGCAAAAGAAATCTCCAGATTATGAAGATCCACTTTGGGATATATTTGATGTATCTCCAGTTATAGATAGTAAAATTAGAAAACTTAGACAAGCTGCTAAATCTTTTAGTTGGAACATGAAAGAAATAAAAAGAAGAGGTTGGAGTTTAGATAATCCTGCATATTTAGCTATTTCACAAATTATATCTGCGGCTTTTAATTTACCTATGGATCGTGTAATGACTCTAACAAACAATATGCGTAATGCAATGGATGAAAACACTAGAATGTGGCAAAAAATAGCTTTAGTTTTAGGTTGGTCTCCTTATATTTTAGGTTTACCTTACTGGGGAAGACAAAGCACAATAGATCAAGAAGCAAAAGAAGACGAAAAATTAAAAGAAAATTATAAAAAATCAATTCAAGTAGTAAAAAAGAAAGGATTTACTAAAAAAATCCCATTATCAGGACCAAATCATTATAAGCCGACAGGGGTATATGGTGTTGATTATATGCAAGTAGAAAAACCTGACGGCACAATTCAATATTATGTAAAACCATGAAAAATTTAATTACAATATTATTTCTATCACTATGTTTAACAGCTAACTCGCAAGAAAGATGTGTAACGGTTAAAGTAGAAAAAATCGAGGACTACCGAGTAAGAATTACTAAAACTGATACATGTAAAAATGTTGTTACAGTAACTACTATGTTAGAAAAAGACTGGAGATCTCGTAAAAAGAAAAGAAAAAACCGTAAAAAGAAAAACTAAATGAAACAAATTTTACTTACTCTTTGTTTACTTATCACGTTTAATATAAGTGGACAAGAAAAGAAAAAGTTATTTAAAGATTTTTTTAA